GTCATTTAAGGCCAAGCCAGCAGATTATGGAAATTCCAAGTTATATGAAAATGTTGTAGAAGAAAAAGTGTTAGTTGGATCAGGCGAAGGTAAGGAGTTTGCAATCGGCCATTTTGATGATTTTCTCGATGCATTTAAGGCTGATATTGACGCTAAATTAGCGTAATTTGTTTTTATTGAGTAGCCAGTCTTTGGCAAGAGGTAAGAAAGTAATTGGATTGATATTCTTTCTCTCTACTCGATGCTGCTTTTCAACCAGCTAAGAAGTCTCCAGACAAAAGTGTCTCCAAGACAGTTGATCTCTCTCCTTTTTGATCCGCCCCGGTAGAAAGCACGTAAGTGTCAATACTTGGGCGGCTTAAATTATTTATGTATTTATCTTGGCGCTTCTTGTCATCTGTATTCAAGATAAGAAAGTGGAAACTTTGATATTAGGTGTGCGATTTCAAGAAGCGATTCTTCTATGAATGTTGTCAGATCAATAGATTTAGAAATCGCATTAAGATTAAATATTTCTTTTATAGTAAATATAGTCTCTATGTTAATCCATGCAGGAAGTCTGTTACCATTATTCTTAACGTCTTCCGCTAATGTTGTCCAAAATAATCGCCATTTAGGCTCTGCAATTAGCTCGAGCTTTAAAGTTAAGTATTGAGCTATCTTTCTAGCTAGAAGATATTCTTCATTTTGTTCATTTATATATTCTTCAAAAACCGCCTCTGACGGCCTAAATTTTATTTTGCTAACTATAGCTATTTGATAGTTAGCTCTGCTGGCATATCTAGCTTTAGTACGATGAAACTCCATACAAGAAATAGATGAGAGTGACATGGATATGTGTATTAATACGATATACTTTACTAGTGTGTTCCAAGCTTGTTTGTTCATAAAATTTTCCTTTTTGATCCGCACTGGTAACGGTACTGATTGGCTTTTATCCAGGAAAGTTCTGCCATGCTAAATCTTCTTTAGTAAGTAGCTGAGCAATTTCAAGGAGTGACTCTTCGATAAAGCCTCCAAGTTCTATTGACTGATTAGTTGTACAGAGCCCAAGAACTTCTTTATCTGTGAATATTTTTTCAATGTTAACCCATGACGGTAATCGAGAATAATTGTGCCTAACGTCTTCTACCAAAGTAGCCCAAAACAGTCTCCACTTGGCGCACGTTTTTCTTGGTTCTCTAATTCGATTAAATCTTTCGCTCAGGATTTGTGCGATTTTTCTAGTGAGCATGAATTCCTCTTCGTTTTTACTATCGAAGTACTCACAAAGCATACGATTTGAAGGCCTGAATTTTAATTGGCTAACTAAAGATATGCGATTATTATTACGCACGCGTTCCATTGAGAATAACGACACTTGAGGTAGACAAAAGTGTGCCAAAACGATACACGCGCTACAGAGATAGTTCACGATTTGCTCCTAGGGTTTACGACCGGGTTTTTCCTTCTCTGGTGTTTATTATCTTTTGGGCTTGGTCTCTTACGCCTTCAAATTTAGATCTAGGTATATCAGCAATAGCTTGTACTTTGAGTGTATCAAGTATTTGTTCTGCTATGTCAGGATAATTAGAAAGCATGTACTGAAGTTCGTTTGCTTCATGTTGAGTAACAGATTCGAATGATTCTTTCTTTGCTGAATACCTGGTATTTATACCAGTTCCCTTTGTTCTTCCAAGGCGTACTTCTTTCATGTCATGCTCGCCGTCATCATCATCAAGGTCATCAACGATTGTTATATTCAGTAGGGCCATGATAGCGTGACGTTTCATAGCCTTCAAAGCAGAGCCGAATGTCTGAATATCGTTTTTTGATGGAATGATTCTTGAACGAGTTTCTATGAACTGAGAAGATTCATGTCTAACGCGGGTAACGAGAATGGTTTTGTCATCATCGAGCTTGAGTTGTTGGGTTATCGATAATCCGTTTTCAGAAAGAGCTTTTCTTATAGATCTTACGATGATATCTAAGTCGCTGTACTGGTTAAACAGGAAGTTATTGGCTCTGTTTGTGTTTATGACTGGGAACTCTCCCTGCGCCTTAGCCAGAGCCGCACATATCTGGTCTGTGCTAGACGATTCGTACTCGTCATGTGACTTTAGCTTAACTTGTTCATCAACGCGCTTAGAGATGTATTTCTCTAGCAGTTTTAAATCTTCCAGTTGCGAGCCAAAGCCAAGCGAACTTGTGTTAGTCTTGTTTTCAGCGTCGTTAACACGAGCGTTATTATTCATGGCTACCTTTCTGAGCTTGAGGCACGAGTGTTTGAAACATATTGGCCACCATTAGGCGTTCCAGTGCCATCGGTGTCATCATCTGCATCTATACCAAGCATTGATTTAAGTGCATAGCGTTTTATGTATGTTTGTGCTCCGCCCATAGCTTGTAGGTTTTGATCTGTTCTAACAGTCCTGCCGGCCATTGTATATTCTTTAGGAATAGCAGTGACGCATCTGAAGTATTGGCCGCTTACGTGTACTATCTTTGTGACTATGTAAGTTGTGTCTCCAATTGTGTGAGGAGGCTGTAAGCATTTGCATCCAAATTTGGCCAGTGTTGGATTAACTGCTTCAAGCATAGTAGGAAAGGACTGGTACTTGTATCGTCCCATGGCACTCTTGTCTGTCTTTAATTTGGGCAATTCTAAAGTGAACTCTGTAAGCGCCTTAGTTATTTTATCTATCTCTCTTGATTGGGTATCGTAGAAGAAGTTTTTTTCTGCGATTAATCTTGCTTGATTTTGTAGAAATTTAATATCATCGATTTTTTTCTCGAGGTCTGTTTTCGTTTCTAATGTTTTCTTCTCTGGCGTCGTTGACATCCGGCAGTCCTCCTCCGATAACGGATTTATATGTTTGGGCTATTTCTTCTTCAAGTTCTGGCTTATTAAGTTCTTCGAGTGAAGAAATGTTATGTCTTTTCATTATATTGTTAAGTCTTATGCGCCCAACTCTATATTTTGGTTTTTTGTATTTGCCTATATTAAGCCAAAAGTCTTCTCTGCTCATAATTTCTAGAAGTCTTGTAAGATCTTCAAGAAGTTCCTTCTTTGTTTCCTCTCTGCCATTATGTTTATGCTCCTTAAGTTGTGGCCACGGTTCGGTTAGCGGACTGTCAAGCCTAGGACAGGAAAGCCGTGGAATCGTTGGCTCTGACACTACATTCTCCTTAGTCCAATAGTTTGTCGTACTCTTTTATTAGCGTTGCAAGACTCAGCTCTGAAAGAGCCACAGCGAAATATGAATCTAGAATCTTTTTCTCTGCTCGATCTCCTTTTCTGTCATGATATACAGGTTCTTTTTTAGTCGACAGGCGAGCCTGGGATTTATTAAGAACTTCAAACAGGCGATATAGATCTGAAAGAACTTGCTCTCTTCTCTCGTTATGTTCTTTATAGCTTTTAAATTCTTTCATTGTAGTGCCTTGAACAATGTACTTTTTTATGAATCTTCTCATCTGCAAAATATACTTGAAGCGATTTAAGTATTATTCCTTTGCAGGTTGTTCCTTCGATGGCTGCCCAGACTTTCAACGCTTTGTGGGTATCAAGCGGCAGATATATCGAGAAAAGTACTGTTCCCTCAGGTGGCTTTCGTGCTGGAATCTGTTTCTGCATTGCTTCTCCTTAGTCGGCTTCATGCGTATCAGCATGTAGTTTTTTTGTTGCCACATAAAAGTCATATAGCTTGCAGAATATACGATATGAAATTGGTTTATTATATATAAGAAACAGAGTTAGGGTCATTGAATGAATATCAGCTCTTGATGCTATCTCTGCTGGTGTAAGTCTGTACTCTTCCATGTAGTCAAGAATATAGGTCCGTAATTCTTCATGTTTATGCCTATGTGAGTAAAAATTAAACTTCATGGTTGCTTGCGTTGTTTAAGTAGTTATTTATTTTAAGAAATGTTGCTAACGTAATCGTTCGTTTTTTTTTACAAAAACTTCCTATTGTTTCATCGTCTACACCAATTTCTTCGACAAGATCTGCAGGGCATAATCTTTTTATGCCCATTACGTCAGTTAGCTTTTCTCTTATCTCTTCTACATGGTCTTGGTAATTTATCTGTGTAAATTCAAACTTATTATCATCAAATACGTGACGTCCATTTTCTGCTTCGGTTTCAAGAAATGTAAGAATGGCACAGAATGTTTTATATTTTGTTACTGCTACATTCTGACAAAATCTCAATAGTGTCTTATATGGTACAGCAGATAGCTTTGAGAAACTGTTGTATGACAGCAAATTGTTTCTTGAAGTGTAACTTCCTATCTCGTTTCGCAACCATTCTGAATGTTCTGCGTAGTCCGTAAAACTGATCTTCTTGCGTTTCACTTACAACCTACTTCCGTTTACTAAATATCAAACTGCTTTTCGAATGATAACTTCCATGTAACTATCGGGGATCCCCTGTACGGCTCGAGATTTAATCCCTTGAGTTCTGGTATGTCGGAGTACTTAATAATGCCTATACGCTCAATATTCTTGTAGGTATAGCCATTGTGCGACGTCGTCTGGAACTCGCATACTTCTTGTAATGCTCCAGAGAGCTCTTTCTCTTTCCTCAAGAGGAACTTTATCTTCTCTTTTATATCAAGCAGCTCTCTAGATTGCGCTGTAAATGCCGTTACGATTAAGTCATTCATAGTTTCATCTCCATTTATGGTTCATCTAATACTTAGCTTCTTTGTCAGCAGCTTCTTTTTCTTTAACGATAGCGTTAATCCTGCTAACTAACTCTTTAATGATAGCGTTAATCCTGCTAGTTAACTCTTCATGAACCGCTTCCTCTTCTTTCTCAGAAAGCTTGTTTTCTTTGTCTCTAAAGGCGCTAGCCTCTGTCCTGAGAGTAGCTAATCGTTTTCGAAGATCATTTACCTGTTCTCTAGACTTTCTCTCTTTTACCATGTCTCTGTTCCTTCCTTTTATGATTCATCTAATACTTAACTTTCGACTATCTCTTCTTCAAAGCCTTTTCTTATTCAAAGCCTTTGATATCATGTCATCATCAATTTTGTTTTATCGGTCTTTGAGCAAGCTGGTGCAATAAATACATTCCTTTAACCTTCTAAACGATTCCCCTTCCCTTTTAAGGCGTGCAAGCTTTTTATCAATCTCTTCTTCATCCTCTTCTTCAAGTTCTTTCCGGAGTTCTTTAATTAGATTAGCCACTAATTCTGTCACCTTCTCATTCATAGCTTTTCCTCCACTTATGGTTTATCTAATACTTAACTTATTTAGCCAGTATATAAACATATGTAAGAATGTCAAATGTCCCTCTAGGAGGGCGTATAGAAGATACTATGTGGGTAGAGATAGGCTGGACAAGCAGCCCAGGATTTATTAATAGAGAAAAGAAATTAAGAAATAGGTTGGGATAAAAAGAGAAAGTCCGGTATTCTGCAAGCTTACGATCACAAAACAAAAATACCGAACAATCAGGAGAGCAAATGATAAATCAAACGATCACAGAAGTCAACACCGAGTCAGAAAAAGCCCATAGACAAAGGCTAACTGTCAACTCGAAGAGAACTAAGAAGTACTTTTCTCCCTTTAATCTGTTCAGTCCTGAAGATTATAGATTATTTTGTCATGATCCGGCCCATTACGTAGAGCAGATCAGCCTTAACGCCAGGTTATCGCTTCGTGCTTTAGTGCACAATCTTGCGCAGGGCGTCACAACTCCATCTCAAAGGCATATTGGTAACGCTAATGGAGTAACACGCCAATCCGTAAGTGCTCACTTTGGTGTCTTAGAGTCTGCTGACATAATAGGATCGCGTTATAACTTCAAACAGAACTCCTCTTATTGTTTAAACGGCATCTTTTACGATAAAAAGATCGCTCGCAAGCTTCGTTTCCTGCTTCCAGAGCTCTACTTAGGTGTGTGCTTTACACTCTATAATAGTAAAGAGTATTATACCCCCCTCTACGTACCCAACGACTCTCCAGACCCCGACTTGTTTAACCGTTATCCAGCAAATCGTAGACCCTGTATTCCCCTTTTTAACGTAAGTGTAAAAAAAGATAGAGTTAGTCCTCCTAATTACAATCTAATTCGTGGGGGTATCTACGAAGAAGGGGACCAGAAAGGGGATATAGAAAATAAACCTGTGGCAGGCGAGTCTATGGATAACTGCGTCCAGATTGAGGACCCTTACAAAGATTTCGATGACGACGTAATGCAAAATGCTTATCTGTCAACGATTTGCGAGTATAACAAGAAAGAGCTAAGCTTCTACGACGAAGATGTTCTAATTAAAATTTACGAGAAGCAGCTAGTAAAATTACGAGAAGTTAAGGAAAGTGAACGGCGCGAAGTACAGGAGGCCGAGGATGAGAGAAAGGGCAAACTTGATGAGAGCGTAGATTCAATCTTAAATTCTATTATCAATGGAGGATTTCTTAATACAAAAGACTATGCAGTTCATAAAATAAAACACTAGAGTCCAAGAGCTTTAAGGGAATTATTATTGAAAAAGCAATAATGCTTATTATATTTTTAATGAGTGTTTTCTACTTGAGCGGAGGTACCTTAAATCAGTTTGCTATAGGAGCGTTGCTGGGGTCTTCCGGCTATTTGTTTGTGGAATGGTTAAGGGGGCGAAAATTTTAGTCTTAATTGACGGAGATTTCCTTAGCCATGCGGCCTATGCAGTTAATAAAATAAAACACTAGGAGAAGATTGCATGCGATATGGTACGGAAAGTCGCAGAAACTACCCAAAGGAGCTTGTGATGAGAAACGCGTGCCTTCGCGGAAGACTGTGAGGGAGCGGCGTTTTTCTCGGTTCTTGCGCAGGATGTGATAATACTTTTTTGCGAAAGCAGTGCTTATTGTCGGGAGCATTTGAAGGAGGGGTCGACGGACAGCTTAATGTGTACTGCCTATTTAAACACGGGCGTAGCAAGTCAGTTTTTGCTTAATGCTAAATATGTCGTTTGGGCACATGCCGAAACCCTTGTTCCTTTCTATTGGCTTAGGCGGGATCTGACGATGGCTAGGAGATATTTTAAGGAGCAGTTCGGTTGCGACGTTGAAGACTTTTTAAAGTTTAATCGCTTTAGTGAGGCTATTTTTTATGTTGAGAGCGGCATCGCCGGACATGTTCTTGCCGAGATGGATGACACAGAGGGCCAAGAGTATGACTTTCTACGAAGGCTTAACTAGACATAAGAGCCTCTAGCTGCTACAAACACTTGATACTTAACACGAAAGGCAGCAGCCAATGCTTACAATGACCGCATACCAACAAAGCAGGCCCCTTGAGCACGAGCTCTCTATAAACGAAATTCTTGAGAAGTGGCTAGATAAACACAGAGAATCAATGCTCAACCCTATAATCAAAAGCATCTACCCCTCTGATTTTATAAAAAATATGGCTGCAGGAGCTGTTCTCTCAGCAATCAGGCACCTGTCAGGCTACGATCTAATAAAAGAGACTAAGATTCTTGTCGACATGATTAATTCACACCGGGTTCCAAATGCCGTAGGCTGTGGAGAGCTAATGAGCGAAGACGAATACTTTAATATCTTTGTTTCACGCTTACACGCGCTGGAGAGAGAAACCAATGCCAAACGAGTTTGTGCAAGAAGTAATAGTTACCATTCCGGGAACCCCTATACCGCTCAAGCGGCCTAGGGTAACCAGAGACCACACATATGACGAACAAGCAGAGATCAAAGAAGATATATACTGGACCATCAAGTATCAACTACCAACCGGTCCTAATCAATTCTACGGGGACTCTGCCTTTTCACTCTTTAAGGGTCCTGTAAGTCTCGACTTTACGTTTTTCATGCCCATTCCTAAAAGCACTTCTAAGAAAAAGAAGAAACTACTACTTAAGGAGTTAACTCCACATATAAAGAAACCAGACCTAGATAACCTAATCAAATTCTATTGCGACGTTTCTACCGTCGCCTTGTTTTATGATGATTCTCAGGTATACAATATTAATGCTTCCAAGCTCTATTCAGATGAGCCACGCACTATCATAAAGGCTATCTATGGCACTACGGACAATATCATCAAGGATATCAGCGACCCCGGGGAACAAGGTAAAGAGGCCTGTAGGACGACCTCGTAAAATAAAACCCTACAAGCCTACCATTCTCGATGAACCTATTACTAGGGTTACCGCGGATTTGTACAAAGACCTTTTCTTCCCAAGACCTTATCCTCTTAATGATACATTTGTTGAGCGTCTTGCCGCAGATCTTGTGCACTGGGCACTAGAAGATAATGACGCCCTAGTTCTAGTAGACTTCCTCCATGCACGCAAATTACACTCTAAGACTTTTTGGGAATGGACCGAGAAGTACCCAATACTTAAAGAGGCTAATGCTATAGCCAAACAAGCCATTGGATCACGTAGAGAGAAAGGCGCAATCAAGGGCAAATACAACCCTGCTATGATTATGTCACAACAGGCTAAGTACGACGCTTCATGGAAAGAACTAGAGGCATGGCGGACAGAACAAAAGGTAAATGCACAGGCTCGCCTGGTACAAGCAAATATAGACTCAGATAAGAGATATACTATCGTTGTGGACAGCTACGTTGACACCAGTGTCAACGACACGAAACCTAGAGAGAAGGAACAGAGAGATGACAAAAGAAAAGAAGATTGAAGAGGGCGCAGCTTTTTTAAAGAAAGATGAAGACTTATGCTAAACCAAATACCATTGCTTTTAATTTGTGTCAGTGTAGTAGGGACGTTATGGTTTGGGTTTATTCGGCCAGAGCGAAAAGTTGCCGGTTTGAGGCAGGAGACGTTAATCGCGATGGCCCAACTGATACAGGTTGTGTACGCACGCATGAACGTCCTCGACAAGAAATCTTCCAACAATGTAAGTGCTGAATTGTCTAAAGAATTTGAACGACTCAATAAAGCTTTTGACGCGTCTCTGAAGTTACAGAAAGCAGCAGAGAAGGTTAAACAGCTTCAGGCTTAGTCATGTTGTTACGAGGACACGAAACCTACAGAGACGGAACAGAGAGATGACAAACGAGAAGAAGGCTGAAGAGGCAAGCCTGGATAAAGAAGCGCCGTGACATCTTGAAAGGTCCAGTGTTTTAGATAGTTATAGCGACACGCCAGCGTGCGATACAAACGAGAAGGACAAGTGATATGTTAGAGTTACAAGCGTCAGAGAAAACAAAGACGGAGGAACGAACTCCGGACGCTCAAGTGTGTGACACACTTGTGTGTGAATCAATAGATCAAGCGGTAGTAAGGCTAGATGAGATCGAAGTGCATCTTAATCGTATTGCTACAGCTTTTGAGGCAGCACTTACTGAGTTTCATGAAGAGCTCGAGCTCGACGCCAAACCAAAGGGAGAATAATCATGGTGAATAACGTTTTAGCGCTTTTAATTGTTGTTTGCATTGCCGGGGCAACGTGGTACGTAATAAATGAAGTTCGAAAAGGTATGGAAGGTATTGAAGAAAGGTATGAATGCATAATCACATTATTGTCCAAGCATGAGCTTAATAGCGCCACGGAAAGGGCTGCGCTGGCTAAAGAACTTAGATTAATAAAAAGAGATTTTGACAAGCTTTTTAAATTGCAGCCTCATGTGAAAAAAATAACGCAACGATAACCAAAGAGCTGGAGAGGATAAGAAAAGACTTTAAGGAGATAATTGATGCTGCCGAATACCAAAAGAGAACAAAGGTATAATGACTTTAAGGATAACCACAGCCTATACCTTAAGAGACGTCATAATATTTTGAAGGGACCGGAGGAAGATCTACTAGAGCTAGCTAAGGAGCTTGATATACAAAAGCTTAGAGAGAAGGTCGAAAAAGATGTGAAGCGCCTTATAAAGGATGGGTGGTCACTCTATGAAAAGATCTATAACGAACTACCGACTATTGAAGAAGTAGACGAATTCTTAGAGATCTCCGAAACCATAATGACTTATGAAGATTTTATATCTGATGATCAGATGAAGATCTGGAAAATTTCACATAACCTTGTTTTGGCTTATAGAAAATCAAACCAGAATAATAACTAATGAACATACCTGTTGAGGCAAAGATTCACCTTAACAAGTTTAAGCCACGAGATTATCAGCGCCCTATCTTCAAGGCTTTCTTTGAAGATAGGTACCGAAGAATGGTTCTGGTCTTGCCGAGACGGAGTGGTAAAGATCTTAGTACATGGAACATAATTATTCGTGAAGCGATAACACATGTCGGGGTTTATTACTACGTTTTCCCTACCTATGCACAGGGTAAGAAGATTATCTGGTCATCTGTAACGATACAAGGTGAACGATTCACTGACTACATTCCAAAACAACTTATTGATTCCATGAATTCTCAAGAGATGAAAGTAGTTCTTACTAACGGTTCGATCATTCAAATAATCGGATCTGACAACCCAGACAGAATAGTTGGTACTAACCCTTGTGGAGTTGTTTTCTCTGAGTATGCACTTCAGGACCCTCGCATTTACGCACTTATGGCGCCCATCCTTGCTGCAAACAAAGGTTGGGCTATCTTCAATTCAACCCCTCGTGGTAAGAACCATTTCTGGGACTTGTTTCAGCTTGCTGATAATTCACCAGAGTGGTGGGCTTATAAGATTGGGCTTGATGAGACCAAGCACATTGATCCAAAAGAGATAGACCGAGAGATCGAAGAAGGCCTTATGAGTCCAGACTTAGTACAGCAAGAATTCTATTCATCTTTTCTTGCTGGTGTTGAGGGATCGTACTACTGCAAGTACGTTGATAAGATGCGTTTAAATAATCAAATCAGTGTCGTTCCATGGGAGCCGGCATTCCAGGTACATACGGCTTGGGACATCGGGGTGAGAGATTCAACAACTATTATATTCTTTCAGACCATAGGCCAGACTGTTCGTGTTATAGATTACTATGAAAAGAACAAGGAAGGCCTTGAGCATTACGTAAAACATGTACTTAGTAAGGATTACACATACGGTAAGCACATTGCTCCACATGACATAGCGGTACAAGAGTTTGGTTCTGGGGTAACTAGGATTGAAAAAGCTAAGCAACTTGGTATAAGATTTACAGTAGCAAGTAAGATTTCCATAATGGATGGGATCGAAACAGTTAGATCTGTGCTTGGCAAGATGTGGATAGATGAAGAAAAGTGCAAGCCCTTAATTAGGGCGCTTGAAAACTATCGTCAAGAGTACGACTCGAAGAGACAGGTATATAAAGAGCAGCCGCTTCATGACAGACATAGTCACGCTGCAGATTCTTTAAGGTATCTCTGCATTTCGCTTCCAAAGACTCGTGACGGAATGTCAGCAGAAGATTTAGACAGACTACGTAACCAGGCAATGTACGGGGAGCAGTCCTCGTTGCCAGAATTTTTTCAGGATGGGATGCCTAAGTTTTAGGCTAGGAGAAGACGATGAACACACGCGTATCGAAAAAAAGCTACTTGGCGTTGCTTTTGGTCAGTGCGGTATTAGTAGTGCCTGCATGCTCAAAAGAGAACAAAATGTTGCTTACTGCTGGTGCTGTTATGTCAGGAGTTGTAGGTGGGATACACTTTTTGGGGCACAAGCTTGGCATCAGAAGACACGGTCCAGCCCCTAGTGACGGTGCAGAGCAGCGAGCCAATACGGTTAGTGTTAAGAAATTTGCGCTTTTACCGAGAAAGGCAGTACTAGCTAAGAAGGCAGTGTTGTATATTGACGAACAGATATCTATTATAAATAGACGTGCCTGCTGGAGGCACGTCTCTAGGCGGAGCTTATGTAGCAACTGTTGTTTTTGTGCAGCAAATTAAAAAACGAGGGTATAGCCCTCCGTGAGGGTAGAAACATGCTTTTTCCAGAACTTGGACCTGGTTTTAATGAAGAAAATGATAATTCGCTATTGGCTAGGATGTCTACTTTCTACAGGGACAGCATTACGATTAATCAGGCGTTCTGGGAAGAGGCAAACATAGACACTAGGTTTGAGGCCGGGGATCAAACGCTGTGGGCCGATATGTATGGGCACATGCTTCACGGAAGGCACAAGCAATTTAACTTCAACCGTATACGCCGCGTTATAAACATGATTTCTGGTTGGCAGCGGCGCAATAGAAAATCAACGATTGTTACACCGGTAGAAAACGGGGACTCTGAAACCTCTGATCAGTTTACAAAACTTCTCATGTGGACTAACCAGAGAGAGGGAGTCCTAGAGACTATTTCAGAAGCCTTTCAGGGTGCGATTGTTACAGGGATGGGGCTTATACAGGTATGGACAGACTACAGGTCTGATCCTGTTTCTGGGAACATTAGAGTAGATAACTGCGCCTATAACGAATTTCTAATTGATCCATTTTTTAAGAAGAAAGATTTGTCAGACTGTAACGCTATCTGGAAGCGCTCATACCTTACGCGTAAAGAATGCATATCCCTGTTGCCTGATCACATTGACGATATCATGTCTCTTCCGGCAAAGGATGAACGTGATGGCAAATTCAACTATACCCCAGAAAGCTTTAACACTGGCACAAAGAACCTTCTAGCCTATGATGAGTTTTACTATCGTGATCAGCGTAAGCAGCGCATGTTAGTTGATACCGTCACAGGTGAGACACTAGAATGGAAGGGCGCTGCTTATGGCGAGAGTGATGATGAAGCCAGGCTCAAGGAGTATTTAAAGTTCTATCCGCGCGTTACTGTCGTTGAGAGTGAGATACCAACGGTAAGAATGGCGATAGTCCTGCAGGGCAAAGTTATGTACGACGGCCCAAACACTATGGGGATAGATAAGTATCCATT